CACTTAATAATTAGCTGCACCGGGAACAAGCTCGACGAAGCATCGCGAGCCATTAATCTTTATCAAGCGCGTCAATTCAAGATCGCTAAAGAGCTTCTCTCTCGCGGCTGGCTCGTCACAATTCTTAGCGCCAAGTACGGATTTGTAGCTGACAATGAGATCGTCGAGCCTTATGACCTCAAGATGGATCGCTCGCTGTCAGATCGTTTCATTCAGCGTTATAAAGAAAGCGAGCGTAAGTATTTTTCTGACGCCATTAAGTTCAGATTTCTCTGTATACGCAGCAACTATGTGTATGGCGGTGAGAACTATCGTCGAATCGTGAGGGCTCTTGATCCTAACGTGACCGAGCTCGTCGGTAAGAATCGCGGCAATGGAGATCACTATTCCGCACTTAAAGCACTTTTGTTAAACTCGAATAATGGAGGCAACTAAGATGAAACGACATACCATAAATCAAAACGGACGAGCGCAAATAGCGCAGCAATTAAAAGAAAAGACTAAACCTTCAGTCTTCGACGGTTGGCTTGACGATGACCTTATTGACTCGCAAAGATCTCAAGAAATGTTGTCAGCATGGGCTGATGAACTAGAAACAAAGCTAGACGAAGGCGAAGGCGATGAGGTTGAAATTAGCAAGCACGACACCAAGTCGGGACGTACTGAGTTTTTGTACGTGGATGAGCATGGCTACGATATCGAAGAGGAGGTGGCAAAATGAGAATTAATTTAAATCGAACCATCGACATTGACCGCAGAGCTTTGATTGATTTCGTTTCTGATTTAGGCTATGAGGATGAGATCGCGGAACAGGGTGATTCTTTCATTCGCGAGTTTGTCCAAGATTGGATCTGGTTCAGCGGCTCTGGTAGCCTTGAAGATCGCGTGGCTCGATATGAATTAGCTCACGAAAGAGGGGAGCCTGTTGATGAAACCTTCTGAACTAGTGAAGAGTTTTGGTTTTAAGTCATTTAAGGAGTTCTCGGAGTGCACGGAAGTACCCGAGCAGACTCTCTTTCAGTGGCATAAGAACAACTCCCGGCTCTTTGATCTCGTGCTCTTAGGAGCACACTTCGAGCGTTGTCTTGACGCTAAAACGCGCTTTCTGACGCCTCCTCAGTAATCTTTAGACGCCCCGAGCTGCGGAAGTATCGCAGCTTGTCGGCGTTCCCACACTCTCCAGTATGCCTATTTTTTAGTACCACTAGCTGACGCATGTCTGCATCGACGGCCTCGGAATCTACGTTCAGTGCAATCACAAGATCACTCAGCTGTGCAATGCTGTGTGAGCCTCTGAGGCTGCCGAGCGTTACTTTCGCTGTGCCTTCCTCATACTCGCCGCTAGCTGGGCGCTTCAGATGCGACACGAGAAACATGGTTACGTTGAGCTCCTGCACCATGCATCTCAGCTCGGTCATTATCATGTCAATCAGACGCCTTTCGTCTGACACTTGTCCAGTTAGCCCACTAACGATGATGCCTAAGTGATCAATGAAAAGAAACTTGCAGCCACTGGCGACCATCCATCTGATACGGTTTTTTACGGTCTCAAAATCTGTTGCGCCGAAGTGGTCCCAAAATAGCATCATGCGTTCACTAAAGATGTGCCTGTGCGCCGCTTGCATCTCTTGCACTGGAGCTACATCAGGCTTGCTGCAAATGTCTTTGTTCATTTCAATCCCAATGATTTTATGCAGCGTGACATTGTTACTCTCCTCCAGCATCAACACGCCAACCATCTCGCCACTCGTGTGTAAGTGATAAGCGAGCTCCCGGGTGAGGGTGCTTTTGCCAACGCCTGATCCAGCTCCGAGCGTAATAAGCGTCGATGGCTGTATGCCTTTAGTGATCTCGTTAAGCTGAGGATAAGGAAAAGCGACTGAAGAATAAAAATCGAGTTTGCCGACCATCTCATAAAGATCATCAGAGGTCACGATGCCATCGGGGCGATATGCTTCAGCTGAGAAAATGGCATTAACGATTGCTTGAGTGTCGCCAGCTAGCAATGCTTCATTTGCGTCTTTGTATTCGCCAAGAAAAGCCGTCTTTGCCTTGCCAAAAGGCAGAATTGCAGCACACTCTTTGGCAGCGTTCTGTCCGGCCTCATCCTGATCAAACATTAAGATGACTTCGTCAAAGCCGCCCAAGTAGTCCCAGCATTTAATTAGAGCTTTCTTAGCCGAAGCAGCTCCGTTGGGAAGCGACACGACAGGCCACTTGTGATTTTGCATTTGGGACACTGACATAGCATCAATCTCGCCTTCGGTAATCACAAGTTTTCTCCCGGAGCGCCACAGCTGCGATCCAAACAGCGTCATCTTATGAGCGTTTCCAAGAATGCTGAACTGCTTATCTGCGGTCCTCATCTTTTGAGCGACGAGAGAACCAGCTGCGTCCCTGTAGCCAGCGATTTGAACTTTTTGATTCTTGTACGTCGCGACTGAGTACTCAAACTTTCTGCACGTTTCAGCAGTGAGGCCGCGCTTCGTTAGCTGAACGAATTGGCCAGCCAACGGAATGAAATCTGGTTTTACGAATGGCGCTTTATCCCGGCGATTCTCATCATCAAGCCAAGTATGCGTGTGGCATCCAAAACAATAACTGTGGTCTGCCCAGACGCCGAGGTTGTCTTTCGATCCGCAGTCCGGGCAAGGCTCATGCCCCACGAATTGGGCGTCTTCTTCGGTCATCACTCTTTGAGCCATGTGTCGGGAATCCTTTTGTTGGCAAAGACAAAGCCGTGCTTCTCGCAATAGTCTGCGTAGGAAGTCGCACTGCCTTTATATATCTTTGAGTTTGCGTTGCTGAAAACGAAGCGGATGTCGAGCTCCGGGAACTGATGCTTGATCAATTGATGCTTTGTTCGATCTGCGACGGTCCATATGCCCTTCGTCTCGATGTACATATACCCGGTCTTCTTTTTGATCTTGAAATCCGGGGTGTAATGCGTGTGGCGCTCAGGCACGATGTAATGTACTTTCTCTGTTTCGTACAAAACTTCGCGCCCAGCGTCACCGAGCTGCATCGCAATGCGGTCTTCAAGTCCACTTCGGTATCCCTTTCGGATGCCTCGCTGCTTAGAAGTCTCCGCTTTGCGTTTCATCCTTGAAGGACTCCTCTTCAGATGGCGTGCCGATGTAGCTGTCGCCTTCGTCTGCAAAGTCATTCTTTACTGCAAGTTGCAGAATCTGCACAGCGTTGATATTGAGCGTTACGCCACCGCCAAAGGTGTCATAAGAAGTCATCACGCCACTAATTTTGATGGTCGAGTCGTTCCAAACGTTTGGCGCGTGCTCGGGATGAATGTACTCGCCACGGCTGTTGTTAAACTTTGGAGCGTGCTTGGTGCTGAACTTAAACCAAGTATTGCCGTCCTCGTCTTGCTCAGTCGGAATGCGAAACTTTTTCTTTCCAAAAACATCTGCGCCAAAACTTTTGATTTTCTCAAGAAGTTCACTTGAGTCATCCATCGAGAGTTGGACTTTGTACTTTTCACCGCCGAAGGCAGTGTCGGGATTGTTTAACCAAGTGTATCGAGTGACGCCTTTTGGAGTCACAAATGTAGCTTTTCGGTTAGTCATCTTAGTTTTCTCCATGTAAAAAAAAGCCGCCCGAAGGCGGCAAAGAGAGGGGAATTTACTGACACAAGTCAGGGTTAAGTCTTCATTAGGTCAGTAAAATAGCTTGATGAAACCCAGGATTTAGAATTAGCTAAAACAGAAGTCGCTTTCTGCCACTTGATAAATGTCAAGATTTCCTTTTTTAGGAATGGGCTTAATCAGCGCTTTGGCATTGTCTGTAGCAAGCATTGATCTAGCTTCAGCATCGAAGTCTTGAAAGAAACACCAGCCCGGGGCATAGATGTCAACAAAGACATTTCGGACAGTGTCGAACATCACTTCAGTGTCTGCTGCAACAGTACCGAAGGAATCGTGGATGACGAAGAAATCATTGACGCCTTGCTCGTGACAGACGTGTACAGTATAGAGCAGATGACTTGCATCAAGTGAATGCACAATGTTCGGAGCAATCGCATTGATCATCTTTTTTGTGTCGATTCGATTGGTTGGATTGCTGACTGTTCGCTCGCCCTGCTTCATTCTATGGACTTCAGAATCGTAGAGACTAAGAAAGATCTTTTTGCTCTCATTTCGCGTGTACTTTTGCACAACAGCAAATCCAGTGGGCGTGGTCCAGCGCACATATTTGCCTTCAGCTGCGAGAGCTGCCGCAACACTTTGAAAATACTCCATTCCTTCCTTTGCAGACGTAATCGTTTTTTCAACAGCAGCAAACGATAGCTTTGCTAAGTAGCCAGCCGCCTTCTTTCGTTCAAGTTTTGTTTTGCCAAATGGATGCACTGCAATGCTGGCATTGAGACGCTTGTACTCCAAAGGGTCCATCAGATCTGTGACGAGCTGCTCCGTCATTCCATAGACTTTTGACGAGTAGCAGTAGGTCATGACGTTACGTTTGACAGTGCTTCGAGTTACGCCAAAGTCTCGCCACATCTGCGCTAATTGTTCAGTTGATTCGCCAAGCGCAATGTTTACTTTGTCAGCGACAGCCTGATAGATGTCAGCTGGCCTTTTAGCTGGCACGAGATTCACTAGAGATCCGTCATGCTCATTAGCTGTCAAAGCAGCGTAGTGCTGCACGCCACTGTTAGTACCATCGAGCGCGATTGGTAAACCACTGTTATAGACCTTGCCTTGCCATTTCGCTTCGGCATACAAATAGTATTCTCTGCAAGCAGCTAAAAATTGAAATGGCTTATCGGCATCCTTCCAAATGTCAAAGTAATGAGCAAAGTCTTTGCCCACTTCATAGAGCAAAGGAATTCGCTGACGAGCCCACTCGACTC